CAGTGATTTTAGACGGCTTATAACGATAATCTGCGTAACGCTCTTGATAACCAAAGATGCTATTAGTGTCATTATCTGATGAAGCATATATTTCGTCCGCCCAGACCTCTTGTTCTCCTATGTGTTGGAAGGCTGGCCAGAAGAAGTCATAACGGCCACGACGTTGCCACATTCTGTCGAGTCCTTCCTGGTAAGTTAAATCTGCTCGGATATTTACTAATCCGATAATTGTGCAGTGTTCGGTAAATGACTTTGTGAACCCGTGGTTCATTAATGATGCCGTGCCGTACGCAGCGAGGTTGCCCTGTGGAGTGTTGTTAACCTGAGTGTCTGAACTAGTCGCTGCTGTTTGTTGCACGGGGTTTATGTTAACTCGGGTACGCCCGCCCCCGAGATACTCCGGACGCTGAAGTCTTGCGTCTGGAGAGGTTACGCCGAAATGGGCGTGAATAACTTCTGTATATCTTGTACCGCCTCGCGCGTCGCGCTCTAACATTTTTTGAAGTTGGAAGGCAGTACGTAAATCGTTGATTGATGTGGTGGTGGCGTTTGCCAAGTCTGCATCATAGCCTGTGGGCACTCCTCCAAAGACGTTGCTATTGTTTGTACCAGGTGGTGTTTCTACACGTAAATTTCCATCTGTATCTGCTTTTACGTTTGTATAAGTTGCACCTCCGTAGCCTAATTTTACTGGGCCGCCGTCTGATATAACGTCTGCTGTTCCTAATACTGGAATGGTTACGGCTTCGCCTTTTTGTGGCCATGGTAGTGCTGAGGTGAAGTAGTCGTGCCGTTTTCCACGGCGTAGTAATTTATAATCGGCTATTGTATCGCCTGTATCGTCTTTATTTTCCGTAACAGGTGCTACTAAATTTTGGTCCCTAAACCATTCGTTATAAATTAGGTTATATGCCCTGAATGGTAGTGCTGAGAATTGAATTTGTGCGTCTGAGTTTATAGGCAATCCCATATAGTCGTATAAGGATTGCTCTCTTGCATCTGCATCACCGTTCAAAAGGGTGATGATTGGCATTGTTACTTCGTTATCCGTTGGCGCTGGAAATGGTATTTGTGCAGCCACTGCTGCCTGATTTCCCATGAAATCTTCCCATTTATCCCAGAGTAGACGATTTGGAACAGCGAAGAAGAATGTTTCCATGAACAGGTTGTCCATGATTGGTTTAATAGGCGTTGCCATACGGGCAAATCCCGTCATATTTAGACTAAAGGTGTCCCCCGGTAACGCCTCGTCAACATAGATTGGTACCAGGAAGCTTGCGTCCAATGTTGTTTTTACACCATGTGAACGATCAAAAGATGATCGAGAAATCATTGCTTTTGGTACTTCTGAAAATGTGTGAGACGTTACTGAGGGGATATTGGCCATTTTTTAATCCTTAGGGTGATCGCGGTCTTGTCGTGCTGCGCTTGACGCTTCTAATGCTGAGATTATGCACTCTGGCGGTTGGGATCGCAAATCGCCATTATGGTCTGTGTATTCGCCGAGACTGAATAGGTGGTAGTCGGCTGGATGTTTACCTATTGGTGTTTCCTTATTTGATGCTGCATCACGGAACCCTCGTAGTGCTTCTGCTTCTGTTTTTACAAAGAATGGTGACATGTAAGATTCTGTTGCTGTATCGAATATTGCGTATATTTTGTATTTCATTTTAGATTCCTTTTTTGTTTAAGTGATTTATATTTTAACCTTCGGGCCTCAAGGGCCGTTTCGGTTGGTTGGTTCTCTTTTGCTGCTTTAACGCGTTCAGCGTTGAGTACTTCATATCGGGCCGGATCGACTGCTTTTAAACGTCTTAGATAATATTTCGGTACGTTTACTGTTCGACCGTTGATATGTAATTGGTTTTTGTCTATTTCTCTATTATAGTTTTCAAACCATTCTTTTCCTATTGCTGGTCTTGTAGACATTCGGTTGTATTCTGGACTTACTTCTATTTCTGTTATTTCTCCCGTTTCTGGATTTACCAATCCTTTTTTGTAATGTTGTTTTCCCTGATCTCCTGTGATTTTTTTCATAATGTAGCGTGCTACATATGCTGAGGATTCATAAGTAACTGTACCTATTGTTACGAATCCTTTTCCCCAGAGTTTTTCTAATGTTGCTGATGTTTTTAAGTTTTTGCCTATTTTCTCAAGATCTGAGAATTGATGACCAAATATTATTGCGTGATAATGCGGTCGGCCTAATTGTTCGCCGTATTCACCGCACATATAGAATTTTATTTTTTCTGGATAGATATATTTTCGGTAGCGTTTCATGAACGACTGGAAGTGTTCGTGGTGAAGTCCTTCGTCTGGAGGAAGGTGTTCGGGTGAGTATGTCAATGTAATGAACATTGAAGCTTTGCCTTCGGCATCTTGCATTGATTTTTCGTGCATGCATCGAACTGCCCACTCCTTTGAGCGGTCGATTTTGCATCCAATGCAATTTCTACAGGGTATTTTTATAGGTGGAGCTAGTACAGACCGATATGGTGGTTTAAACTGGATCCCGTCTTGGGTCTGCCACGCATCTATGGGCGCTATGCATGACATTTTTTTAACTCCGTTTTATAGGCGATATCCACCACGCATGGCACGTGGTCTTTTGACGTTTTTGCGGTTGGTTCGCATGGCCGTTTTTGTGAATAATTTACGGCTTTTCCTCTTCTTCATCTTCGATCTGCGCATGGTACTGTTCCTATTGGGTTTTTGTGTAATTTGACACTTGTGGTGTCAGTGGGGCTATTACCATCAAGTAGAGGTAATATCCGAGTGCCAGAATTAAGCGTCATTGGCTTCGATTTCTGGCTCATTTTTACTCGTATTTTCTTCCAAGCTCCCTTCGGTCGGTTGGGAGAAATCTTCGAGTTCTTTTTCGAGTTTTTTGTTGTGTTCTTCAAACACGAAATTGACGTAGTTTTCGGGTGTCCGAAAAACGTCTTTTTGTTCCTGGGGGAGTTGCTCAAATAGTGATTTGGCTTCTGCAACTTTATTTTGCATATATTGGAAATCTATGTCCTGGTCAGGTACTTCCATGAACTCGGCCTGGCCTCGTGTATTTCCCAATGGTATTTCTCCTGTTTGGGTGAATCGGTCCATTATTAACCTGAGGTCGCAGGATGGCCCGTGTGACTGTTCTGTCATTGATGGAAGGGTATTAGGTGCAAATACCCTTTCTCGTTGCTGTGGGGCTCTAGGGAGAGGCCAGTAGGGTTGTTTTTTTGTCATTCTCTTGTTTTCTTTGGAGGTGGCGACATTCTCGCTGAGCCATCAGGCCAGCGATACCATTTCTGTGGTTTAGAATTGTCTTGTTTCTGTGGAGGGTTGCGTTTTGCACCCTTATTTATTTCGCCTATTGCGTTTTTTATATATCCTTTTACTTCGTCTCGCAGCTCGCGGATCTCGCGTGCAGTAACTGCCGTCGCTGTATTTATTACTGATTCGCCAGTATCTCGGACATCGTCATATTTCTTGCCGATTAAATCGACGACTGACGATGCTTTTCCGAGTGTGCCGTATTTGTTGCCTATGGCATGAGGATTTTTTTCTAAGAATTGCGCTTCTACGGATTGAATCCGGTTGGCTAACTGGGTGGCTTTTGTGTTCGCGTTTAATTGCGCTATTTGGGCTTTTGCCTGTTTTGCTTGGGTAGATGTTTGATATGCCGACAGCGCGGAATTTACTCCTGATTGTAGCGGGTTTTCTATTGGTGCCATTGCTCCAGAGGGCGAAGAGGCACTGTATTGACCCGCAAGTATCGGGTTGATTCCTGCTTCTCTTAGATCGGCCATTCGCCGTTGAACGGCGGTATTTGACATACGCTCTTGAAAAGCCATTTGTTGTCTGGCTTGACCTTTACGTGATTTATTTGCAATAAGGCTGCCGGCAAGGCCGGCAGCTCCTGCTATTACGGCGGGCCAGACCATCAGAATCTGTCGATGTTACCAGGCACACCGTAAAGTGGCATTGGTCGTGCGCAGCGCAGTTTAAAAAAACAGTCCAGTAGGAAATGCGGTTCCGTATTGATTGCGATAACGCGATCCATGGGGACGTTCTCGTTTATGAAATCCTCATTTAATTGCGGAGTGCTTGCAAAATCTTGCGATAAATGCCAGATATCCAAACTTTGAGGGGCGTTTGAGCGGAATTTTCCAGTGATTTTAGACGGCTTATAACGATAATCTGCGTAACGCTCTTGATAACCAAAGATGCTATTAGTGTCATTATCTGATGAAGCATATATTTCGTCCGCCCAGACC